TAGATCTTACAGTGTATGTGCTTACAACTAGATCGCTTACACCAGATACTGTGATTGCTTGAGGACCGTCTGGCAGCCAATAATATTCACGAAAGTTTACAAATTTATCCCAATTGATATGAGGATTCCATGCATAGTATTCTTGTCTATTTAAAATGCTATGGTCATCTACTGTGCCGTCTAAGTTTTTAATTTGATTAATGTAATCATTATAGTCTCTATAAAAATTAACATTACCTAAATCGTCTTTAATTACTGCCGCTGGCTCAAGTTGATAATTTTCTCTTTGTTGATTTACATCGCCGATATAAAAATCATCTATAGCATGACCCGGAGAACTTTTTCTTCCGACATAGCCATTTAGTTTTTCTGCAACACCGGGTTGTATAAGTTGATCAAGTGTGCTAGATAAAAACTTGTTGTTAACTTCAGACCTAAAGTAACGGGGCAGATGCTGAGAACTTTTTCTGCGTTGTTTTCCATCGCCTGGCAACGGAAGCTCATTTTGATCTTTATTATAAGCCATTAGTAACTAAGTCCTCCGGTATTTGATGAGCTAAAAGAACCACTTTGTATTCCTGTATTTGTTGTTGTTACTTCTGTAACAATATTACCGCTTGCTTTTAATCTATTTGCTGTTATAGCATCTATAATATCTATGTCTGCAACTGTTGCCGCGCTAATAAAAATTTCGTCTGCTTCAGATTTTATTTCATACAATGAACCAAATGATTGATCTTCTTGTACTGGAACAATTACAAATGTAACTAAATCCGGAGATAATTCATTCATTACATAACTAGAAAGTTCTGAGAAATAAAACTTGTCTCCAAAGTCCCAATTTTCAAGTGCAAAAAATCTGTTTACAGCACGAATTACATTAGACTTTAGTTCATTATCATTTATAACTAAATCAGGATTTTTAACTATTTTGAATCTAGCTTGCAAATCAGCCTCCGCCTTGTCTCCAAAAAGCACTTTATACTTAACCGGATGATAAATTACTTCATCGCTAAGTGATTTAATTTTGTTAATTTCAGACCCATAACTTATAAACAAATCATCACTACTAGGAGGAAGAGGTTTATCATTTATACTGTCATCTAGATATTGCCTGAACAAAGAGTCGTATCCTCTTGTTAAGAGATAAGTGTCTATTATATTACTTGCACTAGGATCAATTCTCGAATTTTGATCAGCGGCATGTAGGTATTGGAATTTAAAACCTGCACGGCCAATTTGCGCTTTATATTCACTAGTAACTGTAAGTTCACTATTATTATTCAAAACTTCAAAAATATCTTCTTCTAGATAGTAGAATGTAGTGCCTGCATCATATTGGCTAATGGCGCCAATAGTAGCTTTCGATGTAAAGATTTTTAAGTTTATAGAATCTTTATCTACATAAACAAAGTCATTTACTCCGTCAGTAGTTGTAATCTTTTTAAGAATAACTAGTTTATCAATAGCATTAGTTTCTTCATCTACAATTTCTGCAAATAAATCAGGGTTGTCAACTACACCATCATCGTCGGAATCAAAGAAACTAACTTGTATTTTTTTGCTATCTACATATCCTTCAGCATCTCTATATTCTTCAACTATTTCCCAGTCAAAATCATAATTAAAAGGATACAAGCTATCAGGTTTATTGTTTATGTTTAAGATACTAATTTTATCCTTAATAATTTTTCCGGTTTTATTGTTATAAATTTTATCAGTACTATCGTAATAAAATCTAACCTCTTGATCACTTTCAAAAACATACCTCATTGCTCTATAGGTAATTGTATATTTTTCACCATCAGTTTGGAATAGTAACAACCAACTACTATCAAGTTGTTGTCCTGTGCTATCGCCTGTTTTACCTGTGCTAAATTCACTCGAGATGTCTAAATTATCTTCAGTTACTATTCGCCATTCGCCATTTACTTGATCATATCTTAAACCAAAAGTTTGATATGCAAAAATCTGTGTAACTGCCTGGGCTTTTACGTCAGCAGTTAATGCTGTTGGTAATGCTGTACGAATTTCTGTCAATCTTGATCCGGTAGGAATAACATCGTTGAATACAATAGGACCTGTGCCGTCTTCTAATAGCTCAGTACCGTCGTCGCTTACGCTAACAACTTTAGTCCATTTGTATGTTGAACCTCCCCTGTAATCTGGTTCACCATCTACAAGTTCACCGTTTAAAAAATGTTTGCCGGCAGGCGGTTCAAATTTTAACAAACTGTTTAGTTTTACATATTTCATGTTAGAACCAGTAAATGTTCCAACTTTAACTTTTACAGAATTAGGATTTGTAAGATAACCTGTAACAGAATTAGTATCAGAAGTAATCTGATTCCAGACCGAACCTAAATCATCAACAAACAAACGAGGATATTTGTCATAATAATAATTTCTAACTTTTATACTTCCTAATATTGGCTGAATAGTGTTAACAATAGCGCCTTCAATATCAGTTAATGTATCAAAACTAAATGTTTGTTTTAAGCTAAGGTAATCTTTGTAAATTGAACCATCTTTACCGTACAAGTTTGTAGTAGAATATTTGCCTGTTGCATCTACTAAATCAAAATATCTGCTTATACCACTAGAGGTTCTGTTAACTGCTTTTGCCTTTACAATTTCTTGACTTGTTGTAAGCGGTCCGATTTGATAATCTTCTGCTGTAATTAATCTATTTTGAGTATAATAAGTTGCAGGAGCATTAGCTTTTATGCTTGCATTTGATTCAGATACTGTTGCGTTATCTACAGTATATTTTAATGATAAAGTTAGAGTAATTGTTTCTGCTTTTCCTGCTTTAGATACATATGGTATTCTTATTGAAATTCCTCGCATATCATCAGGGGTTACTAATACTCTTTGATTTTTACTAGTTCTATAGTAAACTCTAAAATTACCTTGAGGTAAATTACCAAATACACCGTCTGAGAAGATTAAACTAATTCTATCTTCAATTCTTGTCAAGACACTGTATATGTTTCTTTGGTTTCTAGAAAGACTATTATAAATTATGTTGTTACCTTCGACCGAATCAACTTTTGTCCATAACTCTTGCTCATTACCTAAACTATCTAATTTATAAAGCCAAACATCACTTTGATTAATATTCGTTGCATCAACTGCAACTACTTGGCTAGTACTAGGATTGGTGACATTAAATGTGCCTGTGTCTAATGTACCTTGTCTAAAGTGTACAAAAAATCCTGTGTTTGAACTAGCAGAACCTTGTCCATCATCTCTATATAAAAATGCAAAGTTGTTTCCTGGAAACGGTGCTTCTTCAACAATTTCTGCATCAGTAATATCAGTAGAAATTATTTCAAAACTAGTGCTTCTACCATCTACTGTTTTTGTAAAACTATAGGCTGGAACTTCAGTATTTGTACTATTAAATCTATATTGTTGAGTAGGAATATCATTTATTATTCCGCTTTTAACTGGACGGCCGACTGTACCGTTAACTGGTAATGCGGCATTTAATACTCTAGTATATTGCTCAAACCAATCTGGGTTACTTGGGTCATTCCATAGAATAGTTTGATTCTCTAAATTAATGTTATTACTGTCTGTTACTTCTTCAGTTGTAGATACTGAATCTATTTTTAGTAGGCCATTTGCACATCTATTTCTTTTAGGATTATACGATAGTAATCTTGCTAAACGAAGTACGCTCTCACGACGCTCTGCAAGTTCTAAATAGTTTTCACGAGCATTAAGATCAATACGGAAAGCAATGTTTTGACCGAGGTAGGCAATAAGGTCAATAAGTGCAAGATATTCACTTGATTCTGTGTAGTCATTAAAGTCTTCTGGATAGTTTTCACGCAAGTATGCGATCATTGTACGACGAAGATTATCAAAGTCATACGACTTAAAATCTGCGTTTCTAAAAGTTTGGTATACTCGCTTCCAATCTTCTGCAAGTAGTAGTCTATTTTGTCTATCTGTTGACGACATCGCCTATTCCTCTAATATAAACTATTTAGCGTATTTGATAAAGTGCGTAGTTTATTCTATGCAAGAAAGCCAGCGTTTTCATCAAATTTTAGCCTCATAGATTCTGATATGTTATAAGGCAAATATGTTAAACTACACTCAATTTGAATTCCACTTTCATAAGTGTCTACTGTAATATTATCAACTGTTACTCTTGGGTCATAATTTATAATTTTTGACACATTTTTTATGATTGCATCTTTAAGAGGTTCGGTTAATGGTTCGTACAGTAAATCCCAAACAATCGTTCCGAATGACGGGTCACTTAACTTTTCGCCTTGTCTTATGTGAAAATGATTAATAATATCTTGTTTTATTAAGGCAATATCGTATAAAGTCCACGAAGTAGCATCAGGGTTTACTGTGCTTGTACCTACATATGCCCTACTTTCAGGAATTACTTTAGCCTTTTTACCTGAAGGGACAATAATTTGTTTGTATATGCTTTTTTCTAATGAACTCATAACGTATTTAACCTCTATTTGGTTCTTGTATTACTTCTGTGTTTTGCGCCGGAGACTCTTGAGCAGGAGCCTCGGCTCTCTGTGTATTCTTTGCAAACGTATCTGGAGTACCAATGCCAGGCTCGGCTCCATTTAAATGTTCATGACCGTCCCATGGCTCGTGTTCTGGCACACGTTGTGACGGTTCTGCGTCGGCTGCCTCTGATGGTTCAGTTGCAGTAGGACCGTTTTGTTCTATTGGTCCTGTGAATGTATGTTTACCTGCGGTCCAATGTGTATTGGCAGCGCCTAATCTAGTGTCGCCGCCAGATTTTACGTCAACTAATCCGCCTGTTGTAAGTTTTCCGTCTGTACCTACTTTTATTTCCCAATTTGCATCAGCAGATTGAAAAATATTTGCGCCAGCTTTCATATGTATATCTGCGCCAGCTTCGAAATACATACTTCCATCTGCTTTAAAATTCATATTAGACTCAGTATGTACACTTACATCACTAGCGGCATAAATGTCTACTTTACCATTACTGCTTAATTCTATCCATGCAGTGCCTCTGCTATTGCCTATATAGATAAAGTCTTCAGTATTATGCATTAATATCTGATGGCCAGTTCTAGTTCTTAGTCTAACCAATTCGTTATGAGGTCTAGTTACATCACCGTCTGTTTCGCCACCTTCAGCATTTGCGTATTCTGGAGGTGTTGCATCTGGGCCGCCTGGAGGACCTTTTCTAAGTAACGATGGATCGCCGTCATCAAATACTAGACTAGTTCCGCCTAGTCTATTATGAGCTGTTGTTGTTTGAGCAAATTTTTCTCCATACCTAGCTTTAGGTGCACCGTCTCTTCTATCTTGCGGTCCAGGTGTGCTTATACCAAAAACAGTACTAGGTACTTCTCGTCTAGCACTAGAAGAAGTTAAACCTCTAAATTCATCTTCGAGTAATCCTTGTTCTTGCAAAAAATCTTGTGCATCTGTGTTGACTGGTTTAATAAATTTCGTTGCGTCTCTTCCGCTAGCTGTTTCTGTTTTTTTATTAAATTCTCCAACAGGCAATTTTTTAGAACTATCTTGATCATTAAACGTTGTTGCAGGAGCACCTGCCGGTAACATAAAATTAGTATATTCTTCTTGAATGCAACCTATCCAAAAGTACTGTCCGCCTTCTGCACAAATAACTAAAACCTGAGTTCCTATATCAGGAGGTACTGCCCAAAATCCGTAACTTTTTTGACTAAACTGATGTCCTCCGTTAGCTGTCAGCCCGTTATAAGGCGTAATACCATAAAACGGACTTAGGTAACTGCAAGGTACAGACTTACCCGGAGTATCTGGTGAGTTACCAGAACCTGCTTTAGTTTGTATTAATACTTCTAATCTACCTGCATATGTAGTATCTAAATGATTAGTAACAACTCCAATAAACGGGCCAGGATTGTTAGCACCTGAGGTGTCAACAGCAGAGGATACTGTACGTGTTTCTTGTCCGGTATTTTGATTAACTGGGTCTGTCATTATTAGAATCCTATATTAGCACCGTTTTCTCTTGCTTGTAAAATATTATTAATTCTTTGTTCTTCATTTCTTCTTGCAATTATGCGCTGTGCCGCGGCTTCGTCGCCTGCGCCAGATTCAACATCAGCGCCGCTGTCGTCTGTGTTAGGATTTGCCGAGCCTGAACCGTTAGCATTTGTACCTCCAGTTCCTCCTTGACTTCCGCTTTCTGCGTCTGCACCGTTAAAGGTGCCTGCTGGGCTTGAAGGTGTTTCTGCTATAGATGCGCCTCCTGCACCTTCTACTACTACTTCGTTATTTTGACTTGTTGCATCAGCAGTTACGTCATCTTCTTGGTTTCTGCGTCTAATTGTTTTCATCTCTTGAGTAAATTTTCCGCCGTTAAATTTGTTTAAAACATAAATTACTTGATATAATCCGCTAAATGCTCCAATTGGTTTTGTACCCAATCCCGGGAAGTCCATAAAGCCATCTGCGCCAATATCTAAGGGAGTTCTAAAATTAATTAATACATCTACTTCACCGGATTGATAATCCATTGTACCATCAGTTGTAAGATTCATTGCTTCTGCAATTTCTCCTGCACTATAATTTCCCATTCCGCTATCTGCAATATAATAAGGGTCTCCCCATATTTCTAAATCTGCACTAATCAAATCAACAGGGGAGTTAACTATTGCATCATTGAATGCTCTAGCAACTGCGGTCTCAGGATGATTTTGTACTGTTCCGCCTAAGCCTGTGTTAGATCTAGTACTTTGTCCTGTTGACGATGTTCCTGAGCTAGATCTGTTAGCATTATTTCCTACATTTCTACGATGCAATGGATGATCAGGAGCTTGTGTTAGAGAACTCGATCCAGCAGTTTGCTGGTCTTGTCCTAATTGTCCCATATCACTTTGTATTGCTGTAAAGAAGGCGCCATCAACTTGTATGTCAAAGTTTATAATATCGTCGTTGTCTCCAGTATAGATATAATCATACTGTTTTAATGCTTGACGTTTTAAATTTGATATACCCGGAGTAGGTGCTGTTGGCGAATTAATTCTTGAAGTATTAATTTTATAAGGAACTACTCTATACACATAAACTTTTGGTGTCTTGCCTGTCTGATCAACATTTGCACTATCTGTTACATTGTAAACATCAGTTTCAATTCTAAACCAAGTTTTATTTCCGTTTTCATCAGATGCTTCTGTAACAAATTGTCTACCATACTCCGAAAGTAAAACTAATTCTTCAATTATATCTTGTATTCTAGTTCCCTTTTTAAAGTTTATTCTACGGCCTTCGTCACTAATTTGCATAGGTCCTCTTGTAAATATACCTTCGTTATTTTCATCCCTCACAAATGCAGGCCTGCCAAAATACTGTTGTCCGCTATCGAGATAACTTTTTACAATAGAAGAAGTTCCTATAGCATTCATGTTTGACCCTTCTTCTGCAAAATCACGAATACTTTCACCTATAGCACTACGTCTTACCGTAAGTCCAAGAATACTACTTAATTCTGCATCAAAATCATCAGGTATTTCTCCGCCTTGTATTCCAGATATTGTTTCGAAAATTTCTTGTCTTCTAGCATCGGTAAATTGTCTAAATTCAGTTGCAGTAGTTGCACCGCTGTCCTCTACAATTTGTCCTAGTAATCCTTCAGTTTCAGAACTTCTTTGTGTAGGGAAAAGAATAACAAACTGGTCAGCAGTAGAAACGCTTCCGGATTCTTCTTGTTCTACTTGTCTACTGTTTAACATTGTTGCTAAACTTTCTGCACCTGTTTGTAAAAACTGACCTATTGTTTCACCTTTTATGTCTATATCTTCTTTAATAGTTTGAACAGAATCAGATAGAGCTTGTTCATGCCAGGGTATACCGTCAACTTGATATATACTTCCTCCGGCACTTGTATTAAATGTTGCAAGAGCTAATTTCATTGGAAACATTCTTTTTGTTTGCGGAATAGAAATAGGATTGCCATTGTCGTCCCAACCTACAAATTCAACAGTAAGTAGATAAGGTGCTTCTAAATAATTTTTATGACCAGCTTGTAATGCGCTTATTTGTAATGTTTGTAAAAACATCCCCATCGAATAAGGTTCCATTACTTCAAAAGATAAACTAGTTGCATTGGTTTGTTTAGTTTGCGGGGTAGGAGCAATTATTGTGTCAATTTGTACATTGTCAATAAAATATTCTGTAGTAATATTTCTTTCTTTTTCAAAAAGAGTTTTTACTTGATTGTTGCCTGTTCCGCCGCTTTTTAAAATAACAATACTAGGTCCGTTTTTTCTATAAGTTGCATCAGGATAATTAATTTCAAAATTAGTTAATGGACCAAATGTGAAAATATAGTTATAACTTGCAAATTGTGCTAATTTGTTTTTTAAAGGTCCGCCTGTATATCCTATACCTTTAGCACCAGGTTGAACTCCATTGATGCCGCCGCTTCCAACTCTATTTCCGCCTGCACTAGTACTGCCCCTTCCGAAGTTAAGTAAACCTCCAAACGCATCTGAGATAGCACCTTTGAGCTGATTGGCAGCGCCTTCTACTGCACTGTTTATACCGTCAACAAAAATATTAGGAGAATTCCTAATACCATTTATATCTGTCTCAATTTGTCTTCCAAAATCTTCTACAGACTGACCTAGCTGTCTAGCTCTTGCTTCTAAGTTTTGGATTCTAAAATCTGCCATGTTAGATTCCTAAAGTATTTTTTAAGTTACTTTGTTTTGGCAAATAAATTTCTGTACCTGCAACAAAATCATATACAGGATCTTTTATGATATCCATATTTCGCTGTGCAAAGATCCAATATAATTTATGATCACCGTATAGGTCATAGGCAAGTAGATCTGGTCTATAAGTATACTGCGGTTCAATAGTATATAATATATCGTCATTCTCAGCCGGTACAGGTCTGATATTCAACGGACCTAAGTATTGTCCGTTGACTACTTTAGTTTTATAATAAGGACTGCTTTCGTTGTAAATTGCCATTATAAATATCCTGTTCCGCTATTTAAAACATATCCGCCTGACACAAATCTATCTAGGCTAAACTTATTAACAGCATCTCTACTGTATGCAGGTACTAGTGTAACTGCAATAGTTGATCTAGCTGGTGCCCAAGAACCATTTGCACCTATGTCGGCTTTGATATAGTCAACTTCGCCGGTAAGTTCAACGTTAAAACTTTGTACTATTACTGGAACATTATTAAAAACATAATCACCGTATCCGTTGAGTTTCACAACTGGAGGAGGTGTACCTTTATTAGCACTATCACCGTAAGCCATTTTAGTAATACTTTTTAAATAATGTGTTGCCGCTATCCAATATAATGCTTCTTTAGAATTTTCAACTGTAAATTCACCTGTAATTGTAAACTGATCAACTTGGGCCGCCTCGAAAGCATAGAAAGGATAATTACTATGAGTAGGTTGTAAAGCATTATAATTAGCAGAATGAGTTATGTAAACACTAGGTGTGTATGGAAAAACCATAGCATTGCCAGTTTCAGCTAATGGCGCAAGGAGAACACTATCAGTGAATGGATTAGTAGGAGGCAAACTTAGACGTACACGCCAATCGGTACTGTTAGTTGAATTCCAAACAGCATTTGTAAATGAACCATCAGGTTTTTCAGCGCCAGGAAGCAGGTTTACTGCTCTTAGAACTTTTCCTAAATTAGTATCGTCGAGATAATCGACAACACCTTGTTTAGCTCTTTCTACTATGCGTGTTCCGAAAGTTTGTTCTTCAGAACCTTGTCTAACATCTCTACCTTGTGCGGGATTGTTTGCCATAAGTTGTCTCCTATATACATTATTTAGTTGACAAAATTAACTGCATATATTATAATAGTAACATAATTTTAGGAGTTTCGATGAGAAAAGTTAATTATTTAAACAACAAGGACATTTTAGCGGAGATACACAAATCCAAAAGCTCTTTTTGCAGTTTTGTTGACCCTGAATACCATCAATTTGACATAATTTTACCAAGTATAGACAAAATCAATATTAGAACCATTGCAGAAGCAAAACGTAACAAAGCAAAAAGGCTTACTGTTGCAGAATTTGATAGAAGAAAACAAGCAGGAGAAAAAGTCAAGCAATCAGAATGCGAACACGACTATAAAAAAATTACAAAAGAAGAACTAATTTTTCGTATTATGAGTTTTGACCATATTCCAGACGAACCTGGTCGCAAGAAAAATCCTAAAACAGTAGCAGACACAAAAGTAAAACTAAACTTTCCTCCATTTCAGCACTACAAATTTAATGATGAAGGAGAACTAGTATGTGTTGGTAAAAGTCATTGGGTAGGAGGAATGGAAAATGGAAATTTTGATCTTAGATCAGGAAAAGCAACAGAAAAATTAGCAAGAATGTGGATGAAGTTGTGTGATAGATATGCGACTAGAGGTAATGTTCGCGGATATACCTACAATGACGAAATGCGAGGACAAGCGATACTACAACTTGCACAAATTGGACTACAGTTTGACGAGTCAAAGTCCAACAACCCGTTTGCTTACTACACTGCGGCGGTCACAAACTCATTTGTACGTGTTATCAACATTGAAAAACGCAATCAAAACATTAGAGACGACATCCTCGAAATGAATGACCTAAATCCTAGTTATACTAGACAACACGCCGGAGAATGGGAAGCCGCAGTTGCAAGAGAAAAGGCAAAAAGTACTAATAACGGTTGACATTGCTTTAAAAATAGCGTATTATATACTAGATCAATATGGAGAAATTACGTTTTGTTTAAAAAAGCGGCTGTGTTTACCGATATTCACTTCGGTTTAAAAGGAAATAGCAGAGTACACAACGATGATTGTGAAGAATTTGTAGATTGGTTTATAGAACAGGCAAAAGCTAACGGTTGTGAAACTGCAATCTTCTGTGGAGATTGGCATCATAACAGAAATAGTCTAAATCTAACTACAATGGATGCAACTATTCGAAGTTTAGAAAAAATAGGTAAATCTTTTGAGAAGTTTTACATGTTTGTAGGCAATCATGACTTGTATTACAAAGACAAGCGTGATGTAAGTTCAACTATATTCGGAAAACATATTGATGGTGTTACATTTGTAGATGAAATCTATGAACAAGACGATGTAGCACTTGTTCCGTGGCTTGTCGGCGACGAATGGAAGAAGATTGAAAAAATTAAAGCCAAATATATGTTTGGACATTTTGAACTGCCGAGTTTCTATATGAATGCTATGGTGCAAATGCCTGATCATGGTGATCTACGTGCTGAGCATTTTAAAAATCAAGACTATGTTTTTAGCGGGCACTTTCATAAACGTCAAGTACAAGGCAAAATACATTACATTGGTAATGCGTTTCCTCACAACTATGCAGATGCATGGGATGACGAACGCGGTATGATGATACTTGATAAAGAAAATGGTAAAGAACCTGAGTACATTAACTGGTGGAACTGTCCTAAGTATCGTACAACTACACTAAGCAAACTGTTGGATCCAAATGCAGACATTATAAAACCTAAAATGTATTTGCGTGTTACTATTGATGTTCCTATTAGTTACGAAGAAGCACAGTTTATCAAAGAAACATATATTTCTCAATATAATTGTAGAGAAATAACACTAATACCGCAAAAACAAATTGAAGAAATTACAACTGACTTAGATATCTCAGCATTTGAAAGTGTTGACGAAATTGTATCTAAAGAAATAACTGCAATTGATTCAGAAAACTTTAACAAAAAAATGTTACTAGACATTTACAATGAGTTATAAATGATAAAAGTAAAAGATCTTACAGTAAAAAACTTTATGAGTGTGGGTAATCAAACTCAGGCTGTTGATTTCAACAGAGAAAAGTTAACGTTGGTGCTAGGTGAAAACTTAGATCAGGGAGGTGACGATTCTGGCTCACGAAACGGTACAGGTAAAACTACGATAATCAATGCATTATCCTACGCCTTGTACGGCCAAGCACTAACAAACATCAAGCGAAACAACCTTATCAATAAAACTAACAGTAAAGGTATGGTTGTTTCGCTTGACTTTGAAAAGGATGGACAAACATATAGAATCGAAAGAGGCCGTTCACCTACATTCTTAAAGTTTTATGTAAACGATCAAGAGCAAGAAGCTGAAGACGAATCGCAAGGCGACAGTCGTAAAACGCAAGAGTACATTAATGACTTGTTAGGTATGAGTCATGACATGTTCAAGCATATTGTTGCACTGAATACATATTCAGAACCATTCCTTGCAATGCGTCAAAATGATCAACGTGCTATAATTGAACAACTTCTCGGTATTACTATATTATCAGAAAAAGCAGATGCTCTCAAAGAACAAATACGTGTTACTAAAGAAAGTATTACTCAGGAAACACTTAAGATAGATGCTATCAATAGTGCAAACGCACACATTGAAGATACTATTAAAAGTCTTAAAACTAAACAAAGTGCATGGAACTCTAAAAAACAACAAGATCTTGGAAGATTACAACAAGGATTAGATGAATTAGAGCATCTAGACATTGATGCAGAACTAGATGCACACGAAAAACTGTCTAGTTGGACAGAAATGAACAATGCTATTTTGGCTCTTAATAAAGAAAAAAGCACACTAGATGGTGCGTTACTACAAGCTGATAAACGTGTTAAAAAGATTGAAAAAGATGTCTTAGATCTTGAAGATGCAGTATGTTATACATGCGGACAATCACTTCATGAAGATAAAAAACAAGAAGTCTTATCACAAAAAGCAACCGAATTAGAAGAAGCAATAGCTTATCAGACTGATGTTACTAATAAACTAAACGGAGTATTAAAGAATCTCGACGACATTGGTGATATTAACGGTAAACCATCAACGTTTTACGAAACTGCTAAAGAAGCATACGATCATCGAAACAATGTGGATAATCTAAAACAAGCAGTTCGGACAAAAGAAGATGAAACAGATCCTTATGACAGTCAAATAAAAGAATTAACACAAGAAGCAATACAAGAAGTTGACTGGACACCTGTAAATGACCTTACAAATCTTAAAGATCATCAAGAATTCTTATTAAAATTACTTACAAACAAAGATAGTTTCATTCGTAAAAAGATTATTGAGCAAAATCTAGCATATCTAAACAACCGACTAACATATTATCTTGATAAACTAGGGTTGCCTCATCAAGTTCTTTTCCAAAACGATCTAAATGTTGAGATTACCCAACTAGGACAGGACTTAGACTTTGATAATTTGTCAAGAGGTGAGCGTAACAGACTTATTTTAGGTTTAAGTTTTGCATTCCGTGATGTTTGGGAAAGTTTATATCAAAATATTAATTTGTTATTCATTGACGAGTTGATTGATAGCGGTATGGACACAGCAGGTGTTGAAGGATCTCTTGCTGTTCTCAAAAAAATTGCACGTGAACGTGATAAAAATATTTTCTTAATCAGTCACAAAGATGAACTAGTCGGTCGTGTAAACACGATATTAAAAGTTGTAAAAGAAAATGGATTTACAAGTTATGAAAACGATTTGGACGTAGTAGAATGAGTTAATGTGTTATATTAGGTTACCATGAGTGAAATAAAAGACGATATACATGACCAACTAACAAAGGCATACATGGAATATTTTAAGGCAAACGAAAAGTTTGAGTCTAGAAATTCTGTGAGAACACATCGTGAAGCACGGAAATGGTTGCGAATTATTAGAAGTTTAGCAAAACAACGCATGGAAGAAATACATTCAAAACACACAACCAAAAAAGAAGGCAACAAAGAATAGGCACAGGTAAGTAAGTTCATGCAGTGGACTTACAAAGGCAAAGTAATAGACAAAATACCAGACGAGTATGAAGGCTTTGTATATCTCATAACCAATCTTAAAACTGGGCAAAAGTACGTAGGCAAGAAACTAGCAAAGTTCAAAACAACAAAACCTCCGCTAAAAGGCAAAAAGAACAAACGCAGAGGCTACAAAGAATCAGACTGGCGTGACTATTGGGGAAGTTCTGATAGATTAAACGCAGATGTAGCAAAGCTAGGCGAAAAAAACTTCACTAGAGAAATACTATACCTATGTAAAGGCAGGGGCGAAATGTCCTATATTGAGGCAAGAGAGCAATTTGACCGCCGTGTATTAGAGACGGATGAGTATTATAATGGAATTATTAATGTTAGAGTTGGCGGTTCCGATAAATTGCGCAAGGCTTTGCTAGAACACACCATCAAGGCAAAACAATCCAACACATAAGGTTAGCGGGCCAGTTTAGAAATACCGCTGTGGAAAAAGCACTCGTATAGAGGCACACGTAACACGTTGAGCGGCGTTCGGTAGTAGAGCGTTTGATTGACGTAGATGGAATGTTGGCTGTCGAAAAACTGCAAAGTACATAAAAACCGTATGCACAGGAACGAAGCAACGGGTAGCGCAAGCGATGTCGACGTAGGTTGGGAAAGGTCAGAGCCCATTGTACAGCAGAAAATACCTACTTCCAAGTCTCGGCTGTGACGAACTCACATGAAGCGAATTTTGAGACAGGCTGGAACCGTAACAGGTTCCGTCTGACTGAAACAATCTACATGAAACTTAGACGCTTTACTTCGTAAAGCGTTTTTTCATATATAATCACTTCTATCATACAAAACGAAGTGTATAGTTTGAGCGATAGCGAAAACAAATATCTACGAAGTAGATATTCAAAAAGATAACTAAATACATTATAAGTTAGGAAAAGATTAAGCCGATGAAAGTTTACGATATTGTTTCTCTTAGAGAAGATGAATTGCCAAGAGCTAGTATGAGCGATTTGCGTTCTATGCAGTTTGTTGCTGACAAGCAAATATTACCTGATGGAAAAGTAAGAGTTTTATTACCAGATGGTCAAATCTTAGATTTTGCCGACGAGGCTGAACTAGAAAGAGAAACACGAAAAGCTAAATCTAGACTAGCAACAAAAATAAGAGGGATACCTAGTTTAACTAAACTTGCATCAAGTGCCGCAAGAGTAAACTGGTGGATACAAATTTCGGAAGCAATATATTCAGCTTACACAGAATTTAGCACAAATGGAATTGACGGTAATTACGAAGCAGTAAAAATGGAACTGCTTGAAGTAGGTGTTGCCGCTGGTTTAAGAGTAGTAATAGGAACTGTAAGAACACTGGCTAAAGGAGCAGGAGCTCTTAAATGGATCAAACGTTTAACTACTGCTAAACGTTCAGCACAAATGGCAACAGCGGCGTTAGGCGCGGCAGGTTTTGCAACAGGAGGTATAACCTGGGTAGGTGCATTGATTACAGGTGCCGGTTGGATTGCTACGGAAGTTGCGCTATACCTAGCTACAGACTACATAGCCGACATGATCGTGGATGAGTTTTTCAATCCTGATGAAGTTGAAAAAGAATTAGCAGAACAACTGCAAGATGAATTAAGTTTAATTTTAGGTTTGACTAGAAGTGCTAGACACGTAGACGCTGACGGTGATGGCGAGCCAGACAATATCAATCCAGAAACTGGCAATGTAGTAGATCCAGAAACTGGTCAGGATTACAAATATGATTTAGGTGATTTAACTCCTGATGATATAGAAAGATTACGCAATGCTACTCCAGGTCAAATTAATCAACTAGCCGATGATCCAAGATTTTCTGATGTATTGTCAGACTATAGAAATAGGATGGACAGCATAGGCGGTCCTAATTCACGTCGTAGAAGTATAACTGATTTCGAAAGAGAATCAGTGCGTGAAGAATCTGACGAAGGAAAAGTAGCAGGTACTGAAGAACTACAAGGATTTGTAAACTTCTTAAAAGACAAAGGCTACGACAGAGATTTACGCACTAAAGTTGTAAAAGTTGCACAGCATACTATGCGTCAATCAGATTAACGGCAATCCTGTTTTATTAGTAGTTTCAATATTATCTTTAATAATCTTAGATAGAACATCTCTATCGTCTACACTTATTTTATAGAACAAGTCGTCGTAGCTTAGTGCGCCTCTCATATTCCAACCTATTCTATACAATGTATCTTTGAGTTGTTTTATATCGTTTTCGTATTGTACTGAAAGCTCTTGTATCGCCGAGACGGATAGATTCAAGAGCGTGTTACGAAAAAACTTGAGTAGTCCATGTTTACATTTGTAGTAAACGCATGATCGCATTCTGCACAATTTACAGTTTCTAAAGGATTGTTAAATGTTTTTTTAATTTCTTCAACATGTTTTTTTATTTCTCTATAAAACAATGAATCGCTTTGTGCAATGAAATCATTTATAGATTTTGGATCAGTTTCTTTTTCGTTTGTAGACTCAATGCTAGAAATATACTCTAACATTATTTCTAATTGAAGTGCTGTAAGCTCTTTCATTACTTCAGAAATATGAGCATCTTTTTGTTCTTTGGTCCAGTCTTCGGGCAATCCTACAACCTGTCTTTGGAAAGTATAGTTACGTAAATTATACGCAGTCATTTGATCATAAGTCATAGGTTCATAATTAAATTTTAGACCCTCTATAACATTAGAATCAGGAAATGTTCTGTTTTGAAATTTTTCGAGATAGGCTTGTAAATTTAAAGCAAACGAAGATTTAGCCTTACATTCAGGACATGTTACTTCCATATCTAGTGTTTCGCCATATGTAGCTATTCTAATAGCAATTAACGCAAAGTCTATGTCAATAGTAGGCATTAGTCCTGGTTTT